AGCTCGAGGCCCGTCCCCCTCTCCCAGAGTACCGACTCCACTTCCCCTACGGGAAAGTAGATATAGACTTGCAGCGACGGGCCCGAGGTTTGGGTACTCGAGTCTAGTACTGTCCAGTTGTTCCTGGGACAGCACACTAACTCGATACCCTTCGAAACCTCGGGGCGCTCTTTTTGGGACACATTCATCAAATGCCCCAATAAAAGCTCCGTCGCCGTAGCCTTCAGGTATTCTAGGTCTTCGCCAGTTAGCTGGGACGGCAGTTCTAGTACTTCTACAGAACTGCTCAACCAGTCCACCGACTCCGGAGTCGCGATGACTCCCCTTGTTACTCCAACGTGTAACGTTGTTGTGTACGAGAAAGACATCGCTTAACCTCCGGGGTTGTTTTCTGACGAAGAAGGGGGTAACGTCGCGTCCGAGAAAGTAGTGTTTTCCACAGCTTTCCCGGAACGGACCGTCGAGGAACGATTTCTTGCGGTTAAAAGAAAAGCCGCAGTACTCAAGAAGTCCCTCTAAGTCCGCCGCGATGCCGACGGGAACGATTAGATCGTCACCGTAAACACCGAGCGTGACGTCCTCCTCGCCCATTTGCGAAGCTAGCGCCGAACAGAGAGCCCAGAAGATGAGGCTCTCTAACTCGAACGTATAGCCGTTGCCCATGGACGAGAACTTCCGGTATAGTATTTCCTTACCGGAAGGGAGAACGCCGAAATGACTGCGGCACTGCTCAAGCGCCGACAGCCAGTCGTTAGGTAGGAGCTCCTCCACGATCGCTTTACTGACCGTGTCGGAAGCCATTGATAAGTCGACTGTCGCCAACTTACCAGTGATCGACCCTTCGCGTGCCAGACGTTGGTTAACTGTCTGGTCGTTGAGATCGATCCCTACTCTCCTAAGCCGTCGCCGGATCATTGCACCTATACCTTTTTGGATATAGATGTTCATGTCCGGCTCAATCGCGATAACGCGGTCCGTCTTAGCGTTCTTCGGTACGGTGGTAATGCGGTTGGCTCGGACCAGCTTGATCGGTCCTTCGCCATCTTGCTCTATAAGCGCCAGCTCTTCCCAGAGCCGGTTGTACCGTAACACGGTACGAGCAAGATCCGCATTATTTGACGTCGCCTCCGGTCGCCCGGAGATTTTGTGCAACAAGGCAGAACGGTCTCGTCTCAGTCGCGTTGTCGCTCCTGGGCCGAATCCGAAACCTCGTTCCGCTTCGTCCCACGAAAACTCGCCTAACACTTGGGCAATTTTTCTACGCGCTACGTATAGAACGTCGCGCGCAGATGCTAGGTTTTTAAGCCTAACATCATGCCCTCGGTACAGTCGGGTGTTCGTGTCACTACAACGGTCCTCGGCAAGACGGAACTTCTCTAACGCAGCTGCCACCTTGCTCGGCGACGATTTCTCGTCGTCGAACTTGGAAAACATCACTGAGAGGAGATAGTCTCGTCTAAAGGAATCAGAACAGCTGTAGGCCTTGGGGTCACACTCCCATTCAACCGGAGTGAGACCTTGGGCGTGGGCTGCTCTGATCCTCGACTCGAACTCGCCACCGACCCCTCGATAGAGGAGGTCAGTGAAAAGTCCTGAGTCAAGAGGAACAACAGCGTCAGGGTTCCTAGCATGGTGAGGATATTTCTTACCCATGTCAATGCCTTAATGACAAGTGAGCCGAGTAACTCGGCGGACAGCGGGCCCTGGTTAGGGGCCAGCTGGGCGTTCACCACACGAACTCAAGATCGTCGATGACGTCGATGATAATCGCGTCGCCGAGCAGATCCTGAAGGAGCACGCGCAGGTTCTTTCGATCCTGCGTCGAGCTCCTCACCGGCAGCCAGAACTCCATCCGAGCGACGCAGTTGTATGCGACGCGCGGAGCGGGTTCGAAACCGCCGGAGGTGGCACCCGACACCGTCTCCATCTTCGGCAGCATGAGCTGCACGACGACTTTGTACGAGCCGTTCGCCTGATCCTGCGGGGCCTTCGGCTTCGACACCGTAATGGTGCCGTAGCCGCTGGGGATACCGCCGGATCGATCCTTGTAAAACGCCTGGCCGGCCTCGATAGCATCGGGACCGAACGTGCGCGTCACAGGGGTTGCTTCGCCATCTTGGATGACGATATTGGCATTGGAAGCCATATTCCCTCTTTCGAGATAGAATTACCGAAAGGGACCATCCCTACCGGCTGAAACCTAGCGATATCGCCAGGGGGCTTTCGCCCCTTCGGTGACCTTCGCTAGAAGAGATGCCGCGTTAGCAGCATGAGTATACGACCACGGATTCTTAGCCCGTGGAAGAGTAGGAATAGGCGAAGATGGGTAAACCCATCGCTCGACTCTCTTTTGAAAGTCGATGCCTCCTGTCAGGTGGGATCTGTTCTTCCCCCCGAACTGAGACGCACTCCTAAACTTACTGATATGGTACCGCCGCTCAGTTAGCGTCCCACCAAGGAACTCATACCCCCGCGCCGCGTCGAGCGAACTGATCCAATCCCCTACGGGGATCGCCCAGTCGACGACGAAGCTAAAGGGTACAAGCTCCCATGCGGTGAGACCTGGGTTACTCAACCCAAGCGAACTGAACTCGATCTGCTCCCAATTATTTGGAGCATAACTGAGAGCGACACTGTACGAGCGGTGGAGGCGTCGATCGAGGACGAACGGGCAGAAGCTAGGCCCGGTGTCCAAGAAATATTCCTCTTCCCACTCTTGTTTGTGTCTCGACCTGACCGTCACCCGGTAACCTCTGTTGCGCTCAGCTCTATCGAGCGCCTCACAGGCCCCGTGCACATCGGACAGGAGCGGCTTCCAGCCATATTGGAAAGCAAGCCACTTCCCCGCCATATCTCTGGGGAGCTCACGTGGCCTGCGGACATTGAGGGCTCTTGCGACCCCTCCTAAGTCCCCCTTCCTCAAGGCTTTGTAAGCCTTGATGACCGTGGAAAAGCTGCGTGCGACAAGATCTGCCGTACGCTTCCGTTCCGCGAACATAATTGAGAGATCAACGGATTGATCTTTCAACTTCAGAAGAGCACCAACCTCCGCTCTAGAGCGGAGCCCAGCGTCACCGCTGGGTAGACCAGGCCCTCTACTATAGAGCTCGTCTTTAAGAGAACCGCGTGCCTCACTTACGTACCCGTACGAAGAATTCGTCCAGGTACCAGTAGGGCCCACAATCTTATCGACGAGTGCCAGGTACGGCGAGGGGTCTAGAAAGCCCCTGTCGTCTCTGGTATTCCGCGTGATGTCACTTCGGGACACCGAATGGCGGTAGTTATCATGCATCGTCATACCGGTAGAAACACCGTTGACGCTGTGGTAACACGCCTTCCGTTGTATTTCCTCGGTGGTTCTCACGCGTTATCTCCTTAAGAGGGTCTTGTCAGCAGAGCGCCAGGGGGTAACCCCTG